GAACGGTAGATGCATTGTTCCCACCGCAGACAACCATCGAGAACAGTTCCTCAGGGTCACACGATGTATCAGCCTTCATCGTGCTTTCGGGGCCCCCACCGCCGTCACAGCCTTGGGGTCCGTTCGAGACGATAGTGGACGATTACACCTACACGGCTGTCGTGGACATCTTCGAGACCACATCCAGTGACGAAGTTTACCAACCCATAGAGCCGGAAGAAGGGGGGTGAGATGAGTACCCGCATAGTTGTGAAGGAGGATAGTGACCCACTGCTGACTATTCGACTAAAGAAGAAGATCCCTGGAGGCGGAACTAATCCTTACTTGCTGGACGGTAACCCTGATGTCGAGTTTTATGTCAAGGAAAAACTGTCAGACGCTGACGTCAATGCACTATTCAGCTACACTAAGGCAGCGGGACAGATTGTCATCAGTGACGACGGTACGGGGGTAGGGGACAAGTACTCGGAGGTCACTATCCAATGCTCCTCTGCCCACCTTGCCACCCCGGCAGTCTACTACTTCCACCTCGACGCAATCAAGGCCGGCAAACGAGACGTAGTCATGCACGGGTTCTTCGAAATTACTGACATCTAGTTGACCCCGTTTGCTTTCGATGGGATGACTCATCTATACTAGAGGATAGAGATGCCACTAGATGCCCGAAAGGTAAATCGCCACGTAGTCGTCCGTACAACTGTCGGGCGGCTTCGTCCCGCACGTATCACAGCAGTTGGTGCAGGGACGAACGTGAACTGTGACGTCTACGGTAACGGTGAGGCCTACACCAACCTTCCGGTATGGTCTAGGACAACCCCTACGGTAGCAGGTTGGACGCGAGATCGTCAGGAGGCATGATGCCGCCTAAAGTCGAGTCTTGTGTCACAGGCTTCATGTCGAAGCCTGAGAACAAGACAAAGTGGCCGGACGAGAAGAAAAGGCGTTCGGCTGCTTACGCGATTTGCAACTCTGCAGTCATGAGCGATGGTCATCTTGGGTTTGTCATTGACCTAGCTGACATCGGACTGGCAGAGGACAAAAAGACCTGGGTTCATCTAGTCCGCTACGGTAGCTTCGACCATCCTGTCTTTGGCCAGATCAACATGACCAAGGACAAGATCGGCAACTTCGTGAAGAACTTCCGGAAGAACATTCGAGGCATCATGCTGGACATCGACTACGCCCATAAGCATGATCAGGCCAAGGGAACCAAAGCAGCCGGTTGGATCATCAGTCTTGACCAGCGAGCTGACGGCCTGTGGGGACAGGTATCATGGACCGGCGAGGCCTTGAAGGAAGTAGAAGACGGTGCGTGGAAGTACATGTCGATCGAGTACGATGACGACTGGTGCGATGCTCAGGGGGTGTGTTACGAGGACGTCCTCTTCGGAGCCGCACTCACGAACCGTCCCTTCATGAAGGGTTTGTCTCCAATCAACTTTACAGAACTCGACGACGGCGCCTTTGATCAACCTGATGGCAAGTACTCACAAGAAGATGCAAAGTACAGGCAAGCGCGTGACTCAATGTATCGATGTGCAAACTGTGCCTTCTTCCAGCCGGGTTCAGGTACATGTCTAACTGTCGATGGAGATATCAGTCCCGATTACACTAGCGACTTCTTCAAGCCAATGTACGTAGAGCTCTTTAGCCACGCCCTCATGGAGGAGGCCAATCCCGAATACATTGACCCAGTCGAACTCGGTATCAGAGAGTTCAGAGACATCCCAGTCAGCACGCGCAAGAAGATGCCGAGCAGCGACTTCGCCGGAGCAGGAACGTCCTTCCCGATCCAGAAGTGCGGAGACGTGAAGGCTGCGTTCCATGCTCTGGGATTGACAAAGCAGAACAAGGGTGCCGTTCGATCCAAGATCATTTCAATCGCCAAGCGCAAAGGGTTCTCAAGTTGTCTGCCGGCAACAGTGAAGGCGGACGAGTTCATGGACGAACTCACTGGCCGGCGGATCCTATCCATAGTAGGGAGGTGACATGGAAGAGTTTCTCAAGAAGCTAGCCGAAAGGCTTGGTCTCAAGGAGGACGCGACTGAAGAGCAGATCCTGGACGAGATGACGAAGAAGTTCACGGAGCCTGCTCCGAAGCCCGGCGATCCACCTGCTCCCAAGGAGCGGGAGGACGTCGTGACGTTCTCCGAACTGTCCGATGCTTTCGGCATGCCGAAAGAGAGCTCGAAGGAGGACCTGCTCGAGAAGGCCAAGTCCATCCGCCCGCCTGAGGGGCAGCGGATGCGACAGCTTCAGAAGCAGTTCCCCGAAGAGTACAAGATCCTGGAGGAGACTCGAAAGGATCTTGCCAAGGAGCAGCTCGGCCGTAGGTTGGCCGAGTGGCATCGCGGTGGGGACTTCGGCGGGATCCCTCCGTCTCTCGATGAGAAGATCGGTGACGTCCGAGGACTTCTGAGCCCAAGTGGGCGCACGAAGTTCGACGACCTCATCGGAGAGCTCCTCGAGGTAGGACTCGTCATGTCGGCCGAGCTTGGGTCGACTCCTCTCGTCCTTGGGGACGAGCAGGAAGAGTTCACCATCGCTCTTGCAGCTGTTCGCAAGAACGACCCGAAGCTGTCTCTCGAAGAGGCAGTTAGGGAGACAGCAAAGCAGAACCCGCAGCTCGCCGAGGCATATCGTAAGGCGACGCAGCGGATCGAAGTGGAAGCAGGGGGGTGAGATAGTTGGCCGGTGCAGACACTGGAGTCCTGGAACTTCCATACGGGGCGACCACGGCGATCACCAAGCTTCGCTTCGTGAAGCTGTCAGGTGATCAGACGGTAGCAGCCGTTGTGGCAGTTACAGACGTTGCGATCGGTGTGGCCAAGGTCGACATCTCAGCCACCGAGTTCGCTTCAGGTAAGGCAACCGCAGTCCAGGTGCTTGGAGTGGCCTGGGTCGAGGCTGCGGCTGCTATCGCTCGAGGAGCGAACGTTGCTCCGTCGGCAAACGGTCGTGCACAGACGGCCGTGGCAACACAGTTCCGTACAGGGATTGCTCTCAAGGCGGCTGCGGCTGCTGGTGACTGGATCCCTGTCCTGCTCACCATGCCCGGCGACCGGGCTCTGTAGGAAGGAGGTGTCACGATGGCATACGGCGATCCGCAATTGCTCCACTTGGACTCGATGCTGACGGACATCTCCGTTGGCTTCGACAACCCCGACCAGTTCGTGGCGAGCATGCTGTTCCCACAGGTTGGTGTTGCCAAGCAGTCCGACCGCTACTACGTCTACAACCGCGACTTGTGGGGTCGTGTGACCGACGACATCCGGGCTCCCGGATCGGAGGCCAACGAGCTCCCACCGATGACTCTCTCACGCGACGGCTACTTCGCCGAGGAGCACGCTCTCGAAGATGTCGTGCCTGACGAGGAGGTCGAGAACGCAGACCAGCCTCTTCAGCCCGCGATGGACGCGACTGAGCGTGTAACAAACACGATCCTCCTGAACCGCGAGAAGTTCATGGTCGACATCGCAACTACTGCAGCCAACTACGCCGCTGGCTTCACTGCGACTCCTGCCAACAAGTGGGATAACTACGCCACCTCCGACCCAATTGCAAACGTGAAGACAGGTCGAACAGCTATCCACAACGCACTGTTCCGAGATCCGAACACCGCCCTCGTGGGTTACGGTACCGCGGTGGCGCTCGAGGATCACCCGGACTTCATCGAGCGGATCAAGCACTCGCAGCTTGGCGTTGCCAACGACGATCTCATCTCACAGGTTCTTGGTATCCCACAGTTCCGTCGGGCCGGTGCTGGTGTTGTTACCAGCGTCTACGGTCAGGCTGAGACGTTCGGGTACCTCTGGGCAGACGACATGGTTCTCGCCTACGTCCCGCCACGTCCTGGCCGCAAGGTTCCGGCCTACGGCTACGAGTTCGTGTGGGGCTACTCGCGCGCTGGTGGTTCAGTCATGGCCACAGAGCGTTGGCGCGAGGAGAGGCGAGCCTCGGATGTTGTCCGGGTTCGTCGCCGCTACGACATCAAGCTGATTGTCGTCGATGCCACCGGTGACTCGAACGGCGCAGGATACCTACTCAAGGACCTCTTGACATAAGGGGGGTGACGTAACATGGCAGCCCCGGTTATCTTTGGTCACCGGAAGTTCCAGTTCTATCAGACCAACGTCACTGACGAAGCGAATACGGATGCCGGAGCGACTTGGGGAGCACCTGAGTCGACTCTGGCTAACAGCCTGAAGGGCAAGATCAACTCGATCTTGGCTGCCCTTCGGTCTGCCAGTATCATCGCAACGACTGCCTCCAACAAGACTGGGTCCGTCTGGGGTGCTAAGGCTGGGAGGTTCCTCCAGGCTAACACCGCAGACGTAGCAACTGCCAACTCAGATGCTGTGTACGATGCAGCCGAAGCATCTCTACTCAACGAAATGAAGGCCAAGGTCAACGCGATCATTGCAGCCATGAATGCAGCAGGGTTCGGAGGAGCTAACCGACACGTGTACCTTGGACTCCTCAAGCCTCGCGAGCAGACCACCTACAGCTTCCAGACCTCTCCGATCACTATCGCAGATGCAGACGGTACCTATACTGCAGGAGGCGCTGGCGAGCAGGGCCTCACGAACGACATCAAGACAAAGGTCAATGCCATCCTAGCGGCTCTTAGGGCTGCTAAGGTCCTATCCTGAGAGGGGAGCTGATGAAAGCGGCAATCGTGATCCTCCTTGCAGATGGCAAGTCGATCCAGCCCGGGCAAGAGATTCCCGAGGGTGCGTTCGACGATGAGCAGCTTGCCTCCCTCAAGGAGTCAGGTGCGATCGAAGGTGAGGGTCCGAACGCGGAGGCCGAAGAGGGAACTGGTCCAGTTCCTGCTGAGGAAGATGCAGAGACCCAAGCCAAGGAGCGCGCAGCACCTCAGCCAGCAGGTCCCGAAGCACCAAAGGTGGGGCCTCCGAAGACGGCTGGAGGTGAGAACAAGTAATGACTCTAGCGCTCTACTCCGATGCCAACAGCTGGCTCGACGGAACGAAGATCCGCTTCGAGAACGAGAACGATGCGGAGCCGGAGCGCTCTGAGGCCGAAACAATCACCAAAGCCGCACTGATCGATCTCTATCCAGATCACGTCAACAACTGGACAACTGACGACCCACTTGTAGGACCACAGGAGACAGTGCCTGATCTCGTCAAGACGATCGTCAGTCTTCTGATGGCAGCTTACAGGTACCAGCGAAGGTACTCGGAGGAGGTAATGACTCCGAGTACCTTCGCTCAGGGTCTAGAAGATCGTGCCATGAGTTTCCTGGACGCACTACGCAGTGGGACAGCAAGTCTCATCGACCCAGATACAGGTGATGACCTTGTAAGCGAACTGACCTTTGGCGAAGGAGACTTCTGGCCAAACGATAAGACCGTTGTCGACGTTGACTCGAATCTCATCGGTGTCAATTCAGGAGACCCTCTTAGGTTCTTCAGCATGGACGAGGTGTTCTAGTGCCTGTTAGGCTTGGCTTCGAAGTCGTCTGGATTCCTCAGCCGGCAATCGTTGCCCAGGCCTTCTTCTCTGCGGCAGAGAGAGCTCGTCATCTCGAGGAGCCGATGCGAGAGGCAACTGAGATCGCAGCGACCGAGATTGACCTGAACTTCGAAGTAGAAGGCCGCCCAAGTCACTGGGCTCCACTAGCACCGGGTACAATTCGAACCCGTGTCATGAGCGACATCGGAGGCGTAGGTGGCACAGAGAGCTTCCGGGAGGGTACTTCAGAGTTTCAGGAACGCATCTTCTCTGGGTTCTCCAGCGCTGTGAAGATCCTACAGCGAACAGGTGAACTTCGAAAGGGAGCTGTCGATCCTAACAGTTGGGCTATCGGCGGTGGTGGTCAAGACACTGTCGCCGTACTACAGGACCCTACAGGCTACGGAGGCTACCACGTCGAAGGAACCTCTAAGATGCCTCAGCGCGACTACACCTACATCTCTGATGCAGCTCAGGATGAGATGGGGGAGCTATTCCTTGACTTTATCAGCGGTCCGGAGTGGTCCTAGTGCAGATAGGAACCCTTGAATGGCGAGCACCTGTGATCACTCAACGTATCGTCGATATTCTCACCGAGGCGGCAGACGAGCTGACACTCAAAGGTGTCTTCTACGGCTTCCAGCAATTGATCCCCGAGTTCCCGGCAATCTCAGTAGAGTCAGGACGTAAGGCTCGGGGTGGGAACTCGACACACAGGTTCGAAGTTACGTTCTCGGTCCTGATGATGCTAGAGCATGGCAAGATCCAGTCGACTGAGATCAACAAGAGGGAGTCCGAAGAGTTGTCCGAGTTGGTAGAAGCGAAGCTTCACGAGGACCTCACCCTCGGCGGGCTCGTCATCTTCGGATACGTCAGCAACATCGATCCCGGAGTAAGGCTTCGGGAAAGCGAGATGATACGTGCAACCAGGCTCACGTGGGACGGCCTCAGTCGTGAGGGGTTCTAGAAGGGGGTGAAGGTTAGTGGGCAAGTACAAAGTGAGCCTAAACAGACCAGACGCCATGGACGATGTACTCTTTGAGGTGCCCCCTGTGGGCCTGCTAAAGAACAAGACCCACGTCGTCGCTGAACTCAGCGACGAGCAGGCAGAGTTCCTCAAGAATGCTCATGGCATTACTGTCGAGAAGTCAAGTCAGACTGTAACCGAAATGAACACGACCTACCCCGGATACGTCTATAACGAACCTGAAGAGGAAGAGCCGGTTGTCGCTGCAGTTGAAGTGAAGGAAGGGGGTGAGACAAGTTGACCCTTGAGGTTGCTGGTCAAGGTGTAGTTGGTGTCGCCTTCGAGACGACCCAAAACACCTATCTCGCCCCGACTGACTTCATTCCTCTTCGGAGTGAGACTCTCGAGCTCATGGAGGACAAGTACTACCGACTGAACATTCGAGGGACAGCTGACCGCACAGGAGCCTTGCAGGGCTATAAGCACGTCGAAGGCGACGTCGAGTTCGAAGTTACTGCAGACCAACTTCTGCGGTGGATGTATGCTTCGCGAGTGTCGATCGTCAAGACGGGCGCAGGACCTTGGACGTATACCTTTGCTCCGGTAGGTGTTGCGAAGACATCGACAGGAGTGGGTGCTACGGTTCGGAAGACACTGTCAGTCTCCTGCGAACGAAGCGGTGTTGTGTTCGGCTACGTTGGCTGTTCAGTCGTACAGCATCAGTTCACTGTCGACGGTGGTGTGCTAATCGGAACGTTCTCCGTAATCGGGTCCGACGAGGCGTCGCAGGCCGATCTGGTTCCGACCTGGCCTACATCGACTCCGTATGCACCTGGGAAGGTTCTCCTTGAGTTCCCAGATGCATCACCACGTCCCGACGTTGATACCTTCAACATCACAATCAATGACAACGGAAGCGCTGCTAATAGGCTAAACGGTCAGCGAGGCGCCGCCTACATCACCTGGGGTGAACGTGAAGTCACTGCCACATACGACATGGACTTCGATAACGCAACTGACTACAACGTCTTCAAGAACCAGACCATTCAGGTCCTGGAGATCCTTGCAAGCAACAACGTGACCAACGACGAGGTTTCGCTCAAACTGAACAACTGCGTCGTTGACACATATCCAGTGTCGCTGTCAGGCTTTGGTGACATCCTTCGGGCATCGATCAACATGCACAGCATCGCCTTGGTGACGGACGCTTACACGATGGTTGTCAAGTCAGCAGTTAGCATCACGTAATACTGGTAGGCATGCAGAAAGGAGAGGGGCATGCCAAAAGCAACTGCAAGTAAGCAGGGCAAAAGGTACAACCTCAAGGAGCTTCCGGAGGGGTACGTCGTACTCCGGAAGCTTGCTTATGGAGAGATGCTTGCTCGTCGGAATCTCGGAATGGGGGTTACTGCTCCCTTCAAGAGGGACTCCGATTCGATCGACATGCAGCTCAACCTCTCTCAGGAAGAGGTTCGCGTGTACGAGTTTTCCCACATGGTCATCGAACACAACCTCGAAGACGAGGACGGCAAGCAGCTGAACATGCTCGATCGCAGCGACATCAACAAGCTCGACCCGAAGATTGCTCTGGAGATCGAGGGGTACATCACCGAGCTGAACCTACCGGATGATGAGACCCCTTTACCCGTGCGGTCTGGCTTGCCCTCGGACACGGAAAACGGATCGAAGACCCAGACGTAGCTACCATCATCGAAGTCGCCGGAATGTGCCTGACGATGAATATCCTACCGGGCCCCGGGGGACTTTTCGATCAGGATCCGCTTTGGGTCAGACGTCTGCAGATAGTTGCGGAGGCTCAGCAGATGGCCCAGAAGATGCAGATGGAGCGACAGGAAAGTGCTGCTAGGGCAAAGAAGAAGGCAGCTGCTTATGCGACGTGAGGAGGACTTGTAGCATGCCTATGGGCATGAGAGAGTGGCTTCTGATCATCTCTGCACGTGATCAGGCCTCTCAGGCCATTCAGGGTGTCGGCACTGCAGTTGGAGCTGTAGGGACTCAGAGCCGCTTCGCCGGTTATCAGGTCTTCGCCCTCGGCCTTGCGTTGCAAAAAGCAGGTACCATGCTCACGAGGTTCGGCATGGCCATCTTCGATGCCGTGGGAGATACTGCTCGGCTGGGTATCGAGTTCGATCGCAGTATGAGTCTCGTGCAGACGCAGGCACGACTTGGTGAGACACAACTGCGGAAATTCCAAGAGGCTGCCAACGATGTGATGGGGGATGTTGCAGTCTCCTCAGGTGAGGTAGCTGAGGGTCTGTTCGACATCTTCTCGAGCGTCGAGGTCAATTACAAAGACGCCATTGACATGGTGACACAGTTCTCAAAGGCGGCGACTGCAGGTGGTACAGACGTTCGTACTGTGACCCGAGGTGTCATTCAGATCATGAACGCCTTCGGTCTTGAGGCTAATGATAGCCGACGCATTCTTGACCTTTTGTTCAAACAGGTCCAGCAATCGACTGGTACATTTGAAGAGTTGATCTCTGCCTGGGGTAACGTTGTCTCTGCTGCAAAGTCGATGGACCAAACTCTACAGACTACGGCTGGTGCTGTTGACTTCCTAACTAAGCGAGGCAGAACTCAGGCGCAGGCAACTATCTCTGTCTCGAGGGCACTTGACCAGCTGTCACGTCACTACAAGGATGTTCAAGGAGTCCTTGGTATAAACATCTTTGACAAGGCGACTGGCAACTTCCGACAACTTGGCGACATCATTACAGACATGGGTATGGCAATGAAAGACATGACGACTAAAGAACAAGTTGCCGCGTTCGAGGATATGTTCGGTGCAGGTTCAATTCAGGCGAACAGGTTCTTCAGACTAGCTGTTCCTCAATTCAAGGCACTGACTAAGAACATTGATGCCCTAACGCGGAAAGACCTCGTGGGCTACTTCAAGGGCGCCTGGGACATCATGCGTAAGACGCCTGCGGTTCAGATCGAGATGCTTCGGAACAAATGGGACTCACTGCGTCGTGACCTGCGAAACCTCTTCATTCCTGTCCTGATGGATCTGGTGAGGATAGGTAAACGCGTACTCGACTGGATCGATGGATGGGATCAAGGTACGAAGGAACTGGTTGCTAAGATCGTTCTTGCTGTAGGTGTACTAGCTGTATTCTTCGGAGCGATTGCCAAGGTCGGTGGAGGTATACTTCTGTTTGCCTCACTACTCAAGTTCGCAGGCATCGGCGTGCTTAGCTTCATCAAGATCCTCGGCGGCCTTGGTCTCATCGGTGGTGTCATAGCAGCCGCTCTCATTGGTGCAGCTATCCTGATCATCGCGAACTGGGATGAGTTCAGAGCTTGGTGGGATCGTAACTGGGCTACCATCAAGCAGATCGGATTGGCTGCCGTCGCAGTACTCACCGTCGTCCTTGTCAACCTAGGTAGGACAATTGCAATCAGCGTCGGAGCGAGGCTCCTCAACCTCGTACTCGCGTTCCAGACTGCTGGAGGGGCTGCTGGGATATTCAAAGGTGCCATGATTGGCCTAGGAAGGGCACTTAGAGGAATCGGTTGGGCAGCACTCGTACTCGGCATACTCGAGATCGTGAGTGCCTTCCAAGAGGGTCGCACAGCAGGCCAGGAGTTCTTCCAAATGATGAGGACTCAAGGCATGCCTGCGATATCCAGGGCTACCGAACGATTCAATGACCTCAACAACAAACTCCAGGAGCTTTCCTTCTGGGACCGTCTCGCCTTCTGGAACTTCCCCGAGTACTCTCGGTGGAAGGGCGAAATGACTGGCATCGAAGACTCCTTTGACCGACTTGCTGAACACGAAGCACAGCAGGCTCAGAACCTTTTCGCTTGGGCAAATGCTATAGCTGATAGCGACGACTCCGTACGATCATTTGGACTAACCCTGAAATGGAACACTGACCTAAACAAGAAGTCGATCGCTCGGTTCATGGAAGGGGCACAGGTCCTATCACACTACACAGGCGGTCTGAAGGAGCTACATGCAAAACAGCTCATGAATCTGCTTGTGATGGGT